GGGAACGGCGACCCGCCTTCTTGGTGTGGCGACGACGACGACCACCGAGCAACTCAGACGGACCCTTCCACGTGGCGTCCGCGAGCGCAGGGAAACGACCCTGACCGTCCGACAGCTGAGAATCAGTGTACGGGCCGCCCGTGAATCCGTACGCGGTTCCACCGACCTTCGCCGTCTTCTTGTGGCGACGACCACCCATCGGGCCCGCCTTCTCCATCAGCGTACCTCCCGTCTTGGACTTCTTGTACGTCTTCTTTGCCGCCTTCATCGCATCGCCGAGCGACATTCCGGGTTTCTTTGCGGCCATGACTGCTTTTAACCATGCTGAGCGTCCACCTTCCATTTGTTTCATTGATTAGACTTTATTGTGAAATCGTACATGGGCGAAGTAATCTGCTTCGGCTGGAACGAAACGCTAGCACTCTGAGGTTCGGGTTTCTTGTAGGTGACGGGGTGGTAACGCAGAGGATCGGGCTTCACCGCAAACGAACTTGACGCGAACTGACCTGTGTACACTTCCATCGCATTGTCCAGCGACCCGTAATTCATAGCAACCCACTGACATCCGTACGAGAAACATATTTCCGCGTTCTTGTTTTTCACCTCAGACGACTTCATATCGGGAACCACCAGCGTAATATTGCGCTTGTTGTATTCGGTCAACTCTTCGTGATCAAATGTCTGAGACGCCTCGGTATACGTCATGCGACGTAGATTGGAGGATGCCCACGACATATTGACTAGCTCGTCCATTCCATTGCCCTTAGTATTGCCTCCGCTGATAATGACGAGTTTGCCCATGAGGTTACAAATGGGTTCGACCGCCAGGTTCTTGCGCTGGTACGAATAGTCCGAGGGCAACATGAATTTGCGCAGCGTCATTTTCATGGTGTCGGCGCACCGCGTAATGAACGCATTATCGTCCGAATGGAAGTTCAGCGAGAGGATAAACGGGTTGGCGTGTCCCGGCGTTGTCCCCGACGAGAACATCGTATTGGCGAGTGTCGTACAGCAGTCCTCGAATTTGAGGGTGTTGTAGGTGAACATCGCGTTAGTCTTGGAGTCCGCGAGCCCTACCACCGGATCTCCGTTCACCGAATAAATATCAAGTTCAATGAGTCGCGCGCCGCCCTTAATCACTTCAGTGATCGCATTCGTCGTGATGTAGGTATAGACCGTGGTCGACGGAATGACGGTGTATCCGGACGAAGCCATGTAGTAGTCGCACAGGACATTATCTGACGGACATCCAAGCGGAGCAGATTTCACAATATCGGAATACACTGCTAGATCTTTTGTGAGGGTTGCGTCTGACGGGGGGAAATTGACCATATTGACGTAGGCAAGCGTCGTCAGAGCAACGCCGAGACAGGCGATTGCCGCCAGAACGACATACCACAGAACTGTGCGGGAGTCCATCCTTCTTATTATTTCTTAGCACGATGTTGTTTATAGTTAAAGAACAGGGGACGCATCAGCATCACGACATCGTCGGGAACCTGTTTGTCCATCGGAATATCGAACAGACAACAGTGGAGAAAGTAGATACAGTACATTCCACACTGAGCATCTTTGTACTGGTGCCGCGTCGCGTTGTACGACAAGACCATCGGCTTTGTGAAGAGTCCCATATCGTCTACCTGCTGCTTCCATCGTTCCATCAGACGGGATACCTCCTTCTCGGGTTTCTGGGCATACGAATCAAAGTACGTCATGCGGGCATTTTCTAATTCGGGCCGCATATCGAGAAACGCGGCGATCCAGTGTTCGCCAGGTCCGTTATGAGGATCGGTGTTGAACACAATTCCTACCCGGCGGTACCCCTTTTTATACAGTTCCGACAGCTTCATGCTACACAGTGAAGAAACGAGACACGATCCAGTTTCCGAATGAAGATCGAAATCGATCGGGACGGATCCGGTGTAGTAGTAATCGGGAATCAGTTTCTGGTAATATTTCTGACTGTCGTCAATATCGTCGGACGACAGCCACTGAGTTCCGTCAGCATTCCAGGACATCGGGGCATCGGGTTTCTGAACAAGGTTGTGGACGAGACACTCGGGGGTTCCCGACTTACACGCATCTTTCATGCGGCGGGTCATATCTGTCCATGCTCCGTCGCCTTTCTTGACGGGAGGTTCATGAGGATGTTCTTTGTTGTACGCGACCCTCAGGGCTTCGACTTCACGCGGGTCCATTATCCAAAACGGATGTCTTTTTTGGGTAGACAAGTAGGAGCATACAATCACAGAATGGATCAGCGCGATCTCGTAAAGTGCGTCCGTAGGTTCCGTACCCTAGATGACGAGCTCAAGGCGGTGAATGCTCGTACCCACAAGCTGCGCGAGGACAAGAAGTTCGTGGAGGTGGAGATGAGTGATATCCTGAGGCGCGCGGCGTTCCAGGGAATCAATAAGTTGGAGATCCAGGACGACGGGTCGTTCATCAAGGTTCAGCGGCCCGAGACATGGAATAAGTCTTGGTCTCTGTCGCAGAAGGAACTCAAGGAGTTTATTGGAAGTTATTCTGGTCCCATCGATGGACTCTTCAAGTGGATTGTCGAGCGTAAGAAGCCGGATTTGGTCGCCAAGGAGTTTGCGTTTAAGCGCGTCGTGGGTGTAGAGGATAATAATAATGACGACGCCCGTTCAGAAGTGGGTTCTAGCCGCCACGCCTGACGGACAAACGCATCAGGATGAACTTCGGGACCTTTTTCTCCGGCTCGAGGAGGTTCTGGAGAAAAAGGGCTTACTGCGTAAAGATTACAAAACATATAGAACCCTTCATTTCGCCGAGTTCTGTAACTCGGCATTCTCGTTATCGTCTTTGATACCCTATGGACAACCCCCGTACGAAAAAGATAGTGAATGAATTTTCGTCCAATCACGTGTACCATATCCCCCGAGGAAGTCAGTATTTTCGGTCAACATGTCCCTTCTGTGAGATTATCGTGCGCGAGCAGACGGATATTTACCCCGACCTCCTTCAGGACCTGTTTCGTCCGATTGTCGAGAGGTCGTGGATGTACTGGGATCAATCTGCTCTGCGGATTGGGGACCGTGTAGACTCAGAGATGTTTTTAAATGAACTTGTGTATCACGCACTCGCTCGTTGGGTCCAGCCAAAGTATCGCGACATCCCGAAGTTGGAAGAACAGGAAATTGTGAATCATCCTTACGTTCTTCAAAAAACTCGCCCTACTATATAAGAATAACAAAATGTCGACACCAGTAGATTCTTCATCGAAGGGCGGATGCGGGTGTACAGGCGGCCGCCGGCACCGCAAGCACCGCGGAGGAGTGGGGGTAGTTGACGACGCTCTCTTTGCCGTGGGAACATCGTATGCGGCCAAGCGTTGGGGGCAGAAGAAACGGCTCGGTGGACGCCATACGCGCAAGCATCGCGGTGGTGCGGGTGTGATTGATGACGCCCTTGTTGCGGGAACTGCTCTCGGACTCGCGCACTATTTCACCAAGAAGGGCGCCAAGAAGGGAGGGTCTCGTCGTCGTGCGCTTCCCCGTCGCCTGACGCGTAAGGCGCTTGTGTAAGTTTAAGAAGAAATGATCTCAACGGGCGGGAGCGGGAACCCGTTGAAGGTGGATGCTGAGACCCACGAATACGCTCCAATGTTGTTTACTTCGAGAATGTCTGAATCGCCGATATCGTTCGGCAACCATACATCCTCTGCGATCTTGTCGGCCGAATCGCACGTGCGTCCAAAGATCGTGAACTGCTCACAATTTGCCCAAGGTTTGCGCGTGATACATTTGAACTCTGGCTTGAACCCGTCAAATAAGACACCTGAGAAGAGGCCGTATACTGACTCATTGACGGTGATACACTGCTTTCCGTTCGGCAACCGTTTCTTGCCGATCACGGGGACTCTGAGCGTACAGCATTCCTCGGCAAAGAACCTACCCGGCTCGGCAATCACCCGTTTGAACGGGAGACTTTTTGCCTGTTCGCGGATATAGGGCGCCAGTTCGTTCCGGAAGAACTCATCGTTTGCGGTGGATCCTGAGAACCCGCCGCCGATATCGAGAAGCTCAGGGGTGAAGACGTTGGAATGATGGGTCAGCACATCAAGGAATCCCTTGACGGTATCGAAGGCGGATTTGTACGAGTTTAAAGATGTACAGTCACTGCCTACATGGAAGGCTAGTCCGTGGGTAAGAAAGCGGGGTTCGCGGTCACAGAGATCAGCGATATCCTTGAGATGGAATCCGAACTTGCTGTTCAGAGGAATGCGTGCGCCGCCTTTATCATCCACGAAAATACGGAGAATAGGTTTAGTAGTCGGTTGTTCTTCTTTGATTTTGATTCCTTCGAGTTTATTGTCGTAGGTCATGTACGGAATCGCGTGGTTCCGGACCTTGAACATTTCATCGCGCGATTTACACGGGTTCGCGTAAATCGTATCGCTTGCCTTGGCGCCAATGTCGAGGACGCGATGGACTTCGTCGGCGGACGCACAGTCGAACCCTGCCCCTCCCCTGTGTAGTTCTTTCAGAACCCCCTCAAGATTATTACACTTCACGGCATAGTGCGGCCGAATGGATGGTAGGCACGATGTCCAGAGGTCGAGGCGTCGCCGGATGGCGGGGAGGGACAGGATGAGTTTCGCCAGCGTTGATATGATTGTAGAAAAGAGAAGAATTCTCCCTAACGTATTTTAAGGTTAGGCAAGTATATATACAAAGAAGAGATCATGATCACATCTACGAACGAATATTTCCCCTACAATTCCAAGAACGTTCCCTTGACTGCAGAGGATGTATCGCGCATCCTGTGCATTCCAGGGTATAAGATCCGGACAATCGCGATCTTCCAGAAGGCGATGATTCATTCCACCTATGTCCGTCGGTCGGAGTACACGACGTTGACGGGCGAACCTGCTGTGCTCGGCAAGTGTCCCGCGGGCTTTATGGATCTCCAGGACGAATCGTACGAGCAACTCGAATTCCGCGGAGATTCGATTCTGGGAGCAGTGGTGGCCAATTACCTGTGCGAACGCTATCCCTCCGAAGCCCCTGGGTTCCTCACCAATACCCGCAAACTGATTGTAAGGAACAAGACGCTGGGCGCGCTGGCGCGGGATAAGTTGGGTCTCGACAAGTTCTTTGTGGTGTCGAAACACGTCGAGGAAATGCTGCCTGCACACGGCCGTCAGAACATCGAGAAGTTGGGCGATGTTCTGGAAGCCTTTATTGCCGCTCTCTGGATTGATTCGGGAATGGATTTCCAGATGGTGAATGATTTCGTCATTACTATGATTGAGACGCATCTGGATATTCCCACGATGTTGCGGGAGGATGATAATTACAAGGATCGGATGCAGAAATACTGTCAGCAGAAGATGGCGTTCACTCCCATCTACAAGATGGTGTCGGATGGCGCTGAAGGGTTCACGATGGCGGTCTGCAAACCCGATGGCGAGATTCTGGGCACGGGGAATTCCACGACAAAGAAACAGGCAGAACAGAATGCGTGCCGGAACGCCCTGGAGAAAATGTTATAATGTGAACTATGAATAACAATGTACTGGCCCGCGCGGTATTTCAGCGGGCTGACCCGAAAACAGAATAAGCAACGTAAAAGCACGGCCACTCGCCGTCGCTCAATGTCCTGGAAAGATCCCAAGGCGTACGTTCCATTCAAGACCGACCAGGGGGTCAAGACACGGACATCCAAATATGTTCGCGAATGGAAGAAACAGTTCCCCGACGCCCACGGTCTCCAGGCGTATTCCAAAGCCACAGGTGTCCCGCTCCCGATTGTACGGGCATCCTATAACCGCGGAATGGCGGCGTGGCGAACGGGACATCGTCCGGGGGCGACGGAACAGCAGTGGGGGTATGCTCGTGCCGCCAGTATGCTGACGTGCGGCAAGACACATTATACGACTGATGCTGATTTAGTGAGGAAAGCCAAAAAGACCGCAAAAGCCCGATCGTGGTTTAGGAAAACATGTAAGAATTAATCTTTACCGAAGCAAGCGGGCATGTGTGACCTTATGCGTCTTACGATGATCCCGCTTCTTCGTCCGCTTTCCGTTACGGCACGTTTTTCCCCGATTACAAGAACTCGCATAGTAACCATACCGCTGAAACACTCCCGCAAACGACGGAAGAATCGCTTCCGAATGTGTAGCCTTCGTCTTTTTTTTCATGAGGGTATAGACGCTCTTCATCAATGCCCTCTTGGAGGTGAATGAGAACGTATGGGCCTTCATGATCGCGCGCAGGTCGTCGTAGGGATATACATCGGATAATAGGTCAAAGAAGTGGCGGTAAACACCCTCCTTCTCGGGCGTATAATTGTAGGCGATACAGAACAGGAAATCCATTCCTGGAGGAGCAGAGGGTTCCTTCTGCAATAGTTCCTCATAATGAGCAGTAACGCTTTCAAACGTAGGATCGGCAGGGGGGCAAATGACGCGGGGATCGTCTTTGCACTGGTCGCGCAACTTCTTGTTCACGCGGTTATGGAAATCGTAGAGCCATTTCGTTAATGGCTGCTTCGGCGGATCTTCGTGGAGAAAAACTGTCGTACTTTCACGGCAGAATTTACAGGGTAGAATATCTTTCATCGTCATCATGAACGGGGCTGCTTCTTTTGGTCGTTGGTGGGCAATTAAGTGTAGCAACTGCCACCCACTCGGTCCAAATGCCCGAGTATCCATTACCTTGTGCGTCTAAAATTAATAAATATAGACTACAAGTAATCAGATCAGATGACCTCCCCCGCCTCCCCTTACATCGCCCCTGAGGCGTCCTCGTCCGACAAGAAGTGGTGGGATCCCCTTGGACTTTTCGCATCCAAGCCCGCACCGTCCAACCCGCCGTCTGACTTCACGCCCTCGGCCACGGCGGGCCGGCGTAAGCACCGCGCTAAGACGGAGAAGGCTCTTGAGGGCGGACGTAAGCGTCGCCACACCAAGAAGGCCGAGGGTGGACGTCGCCACCGCGGAAAAAAGCATTCTCGCAAGTAAATAAACCAATCTAAATGTCGAACCTCATTGGAAACTTCGTTCGTTCGATTACGCGCAAGCTGAAGCTCGGTGGCCGTCGCCGCAAGCACACCGCGAAGAAGGCCGAGGGCGGGCGTCGTAAGCACACGGTCAAGGCGGGCCGTCGTCACCGCAAGCATTGAGCTCGCTAATCCACATCATTGCGGATCTGAAACGTGACCCAGCCACCGTACGTATACTTCCCGTACTTCGTCTCAATTTCCTTGAGCATGCCTTGGATACTCCAATCTCGAGTACCACGATTTGTCTCCCACCACTGCTTGAACTTGTCCGAGAGCGTCGGCCGACGTACCGGAACCAACTCCTCGCCCTCCACCGACGGACGGGTATACTCATTGATGAACTTCATGATCGCATTGCTCTCCTCGCGATACTCGTTCGTGTACTCCAGAATCTCGGCCGGAGGAATCAGCTCTTCATTCGCATGTGCCTTGTACGTCTGAATGAGGAACGCCAAGAAACACCTGCCCCATTCGTCCGACTTCACCTTCCGCTCAATGGACGTATCCATCTTGAACTCGTTCGGCCCCTTCGGTTCCGCCACGAACTTTGAGATGAAGTTGATGACCACGAAACGGCGCCAAGTACCCTGATCATTTGTATTGATCTTCGGCTTGTCGTTACACGCCAGATGCAGCTTTGCCTGAAGCTCAAACTCGATCATCGATTTGGCGCCCGCATACAGATCGCGCGTGATGATCTTCTCAGACGACGTCAACTCCTTCATGAGACCCGTATTCAGAGGCACCGACTCGTCCGGCTCCTGCATCGTTACGAACCGCCTGCCCTTGAGACGCACGACTTCAGGAGACGCTCCGCCCGACTTTCCACGCCCCTGCGTCAACAGCGAGATCGGAACTTTACACGCGTAATCCCCCATAGCTGATTCCATCAGACAGATCAGCATTGACTTACCGTTTGATCCAACACCTGTCCACGTATGAAACTTCTGGTTTCCATGACCGTTCAAGCACCGCGCGAGATGCTTGATCTGATACTCCCTCACTCGCTTGATCGGGAAGATCTTGTGGAGGAAATCATCAATCTCCTTCCACTCCTTGTAATCCTTGTACGACCGATCCTTGTCGTACTCGAGATTTGTCGAGAACGAGACATAATCTTCCTGTCGCCCGTCACGGAACTCACACTTGTCCATATCGAACACACCATTCGAACACGCCATAAGAATTCGGTTCTCGTCTACCTTCTTCGTGAACTGCTCGTCGAGGAACAACTCCTGACATTCGCGCATGACGTTAGACTTGAAGGCTGTCTTCTTCAGCTGAATCGAGACCTTATACAGTTCCTGCTGCATGATGAGATCCTTGCAGTACGAACACCCGCACGCCTTGGGATCCTTGGCCTGACACGGCTCACCATCGACGATCCGCTGACCGTAGTACCCAGCACGCTGAATATACAGCTTGAAGATCGTGACCGACAGTTCCTGCTGAAGCTGGACGCCACGATCGAGTTCGATCCATACATGGCCAACGTACCGATACCATACATTCTTCCCGAAGTTCACACACTTGTACTCTTCGCGGAACTTCGAGTAGACAACTGAGGCCACATCGTACTCTGCCCCGCCATGAGACGCATCGATCTTACGAAGAACGTTGCGCTCCTCGATCTTCTTGAACTCCTCGTAATTGTCTATCTTGGACCATAAGAACAACGATCCAATCCCAATCTTCTGACCGTGATTTCTGAACCCGAACGAGTTCCACTTGGCGATACATTCGCGGACATTGAACTGATCTGACCGACGACTGAACTCTTCGAACTCATCGTACAGTTCGGGGTGAATGTTCTTGAGACACATACCCACCTCAATCCACTCATTGTAATCCGTCGTACGATGATCGGCCAGATTCGAGACGTGTTCGCGGATATTCTGGATCTCTTCCTGCGAAAGAGGCCGAATCACGATATTGTTCGGCGACGATTCGCGGGATCCAGGGATACGGCGTTCTGCGGGCCGACCGCGCACTGGAGCCACTGCCCGACCGCCCGAGATACGTACGTTCTCGAGACCCGTGTCGGGAAGATCGCCGTACTGCTTCTTGCCTTCCTCCGTCATGGGCGTCTCCTTCGACGGATCGCGCTCGCGGATATCCAGTTTCCGAAGAAGATCTACCGTGAACGGGACCGGTGTCTCATCCACCACCGCTTCGTCTCCAGTGACCATGACGCGGTAGGCAATGAGGTACGGCAATCCGCCGGGCTTGGCGGCGCCGTACATAATGAGTCCGCTCGATCGTTGGGCGACTGCCTTGTCGTAGACTTTCGACCACTCCTTCTCCTTCAGCGGCAGGTTCTCAAAGATAGAGGACATTTTCGTCAGCATGATATCGCGGACCGCCAACTCGATGTACTTGTTTGTCCGAATAGCGGGGACCATGATATGGACGCCGCCGCCCATCCCCTTCTCCTTCTTGACCGGAAGCTTCTTCTCCATAATGTAGACTTCTACAGGGTTAGGCGAATCGAGGAAGGTCTTTACGGTCTTGACGTATTCGATCGAGAACTTGACGACTTGGTCGCGCGTGTGTAGATTCTCGGTCGTTCCAGGTTCGTACAGGAAATCCAGGTCAACCTTACAGAGTCCTAGGGATGGATTGGGAGCCTCGACGAGAGGAAGCTTGTTGTTCCAGACAGCGACGTATTCATGATACAGTTCGTAGAATTCCTGTAGATCATCATCGCCTATGAAATACTTGGCGGGACCGGGAGGTAGAGTTTGATGGGTATGTAGTTCGCCCGCACCCGTCACCTTCTTCTTTTCCAGGAAATTGAGCAGTCCACCCGGTGCAGCCATTTGTTGAGGATGTGTGTACTTCTCAGACAATGTTCTACCGACCAACCCGTTTTGAACGCACCGAAATGAGTTGGGAAAAACGAATTCCTATCTATATTAGGAGTATAAGGGCATACAAAGATGAATTTCTGCCCTGATTGTAAGAATTGTCTTTACGCGCTCGAGGAAGGCGAGACGGCCGGATTCAAGTGCCGCAAATGCCCCTACATCCGCGCAATTTCCCACGACAATCCGCTGGTCTACGAGCACAACCTTCGCGAGGACACGGCGATCCGTCTTGCGGCGAACCCCTACCTCAAGGACGATCCGACTCTCCAGCATTTCAAGACGATTCAGTGTCCGACGCAGGGATGTACCTCAAACGATGTAGTGGGCTACAAGCTGAGCGTCCAGAACCTCGTGTGGCTGTATCAATGTACAGTCTGTAATGCTACCTGGAAACAGGCATCCCGTCGTTCGTAATAGTTATACGTAAATCAGTTAGGAATATTCCGCGGAGTAAGGATAAGATACAGGTATGATCCGCAAACTATTCTTTTTTGCGTTAGCTGCTTCGGGTGGATGGGCACAGGTGACGGTCGGAACAGTCACCCCGTCTACCACTCATTCTCGCGTCGCAGTGTCTGTAACCGCAACAGATACTGCGACTCGTACACGTTCTCGGGCGGTGGGAACTCCATCGGCTACGGATACTGCGACTCCTACCCGTTCTCGCGCGGTGGGAACTTCTTCTTCTTCTACGGATACTGCGACACGTTCCCGCGCGGTGGGAACTTCTTCTTCTACGGATACTGCGACACGTTCCCGCGCGGTTGGA